TGGTGGTAAATCTAAAACATCATTAGCTAAATGGTCTAAGCAAAAATGGAGAACTAAATCAGGTAAACCATCTTCTAAGACAGGAGAAAGATATCTACCAGCAAAAGCAATTAAATCTTTATCAGCAAGAGAATATGCAAGAACAACAGCTAAGAAGAGAAGAGATAAAGCATCAGGTAAACAATTTAGTAAACAACCAAAGTCAATAGCAAGAAAAGTAAAAAGATATAGAACATGACGATCTATAGTCAAATACCTTTGAGAGATTTACAAAGGTTAAGAGTAGTAGTTAAGAATAATCATATGAAACATTATCCTAAAGATAAAGTTACAGACAAAGAAGCAGATAGAATTATTGAATCTATATCTCCACATACTAGAGAAAAATTAATTAAGTTAGCGGTAGATTATGGGATCACTGAACTATAAACCTGATGGTCAGGTATTAAAAAATTTTTTAAAGGATAATGATTTCTTTAGAGGATTGCGTGGCCCAGTTGGATCAGGTAAATCTGTTGCTTGTTGCATAGAAATTATTAGAAGAGCATTAATACAAGAACCATCTGAAGATGGTAAAAGAAAATCAAGATGGGCTGTTATAAGAAATACAAACCCACAATTAAGAACTACTACAATTAAAACTTGGCTTGATTGGTTTCCTGAAGAAGAATGGGGAAGATTTCAATGGAGTGTACCTTATACTCATAAGATATCAAAAGGAGATATAGAACTAGAAGTTATATTCTTAGCACTTGATAGACCTGAAGATGTAAAAAAATTATTATCATTAGAACTTACAGGTGTATGGATTAATGAAGCAAGAGAAATACCTAAGTCAATAGTAGATGCTTGTTCAATGAGGGTAGGAAGATATCCATCTATGAGAGATGGTGGCCCAAGTTGGTATGGAGTTATTGCAGATACTAACCCACCTGATACAGATCATTGGTGGGCTATACTTGCAGGAGAAACTGTAATACCTGATTATATAACTAAACAAGAAGCTAAGATGTTAATCAAACCTGATAATTGGAAATTCTTTAATCAACCACCTGCTATGTTAGAAATTAAGAATAAAGAAAATGAAGTAGATGGTTATGATGTAAATAATAAATCTGAAAACCAAAAGAATCTTACACCAAACTATTATAAAAATATTATACGAGGTAAAACTAAATCTTGGATTGATGTATATGTATTAAATAAATTAGGACAAGTAGAAGATGGAAAACCTGTATATGAATCATTTAATCAAGAAGTTCATGTTGCAAAAGGAGATGTAGCTATAGCTGAGGGTGTTCCAATATTTGTAGGAATAGATTTTGGATTAACACCAGCTTGTGTATTTGCACAAAGAATAAGAAGTAGATGGGTAGTATTAGATGAATTAGTTGCAGAAGATATGGGTATTGTAAAATTTTCTGATGTTATGAAACAACATATGGCAAAGTATTTACCTAGAGATTTTTATATATATGGCGATCCTGCTGGAGATCATAGAGTACAAACAGATGAATCTACACCATTTCAAATACTAAGAGGTAAAGGTATTCATGCAAGACCTGCACCATCTAATGATGTATTAATTAGATTAGAATCAGTAAACTCAGTATTATCAAGAATGATAGATGGAGAGTCAGGAATACTTCTTGATCCTAAATGTAATAATTTAATTAGAGGTTTTGCTGGTGGATATCATTATAGACGACTCCAAGTATCAGGAGAAAGATATGATGAGAAGCCAAATAAGAATAGATTTTCTCATATTCATGATGCTTTACAATATTTATTATTAGGAGCAGGAGAGGGAAGAGCATTGACTATTGGAAAGAAATCTAATAAACCTGTAGTTGCGAAGAGGAACTTCAATGTATTTGATGTAAAACCTAAAAGCGTTTACGAAAGGAGAAGATAATTATGTGTGCAGGCCCATTTAAACCCAAAGCTCCACCACCACCTCCACCACCAGTAGAGGAGGAAAGTGTAAGGCAACAAAGAAAAAGATTAAGATCACAAGAAATGGCAGAAAAGAAAAGATTAAAAGAACAACAATTTGAAGAAAGAGTTGCGGCTTATACAGGTAGAAGAGGTAGAAGATCACTTCTAACAGGTAGAAGAGGTGGACAAGGTTTTGAAATTTCAGCTCAGCTTATGTCTAAACCGACACTAGGAGCATAATGGTAGTTGAAGTAAAACCACAAAGACCAGAAGAATATTCTGAATCGCCAGTAAAAAAATTACTTAATAGATATAATCATGCAAAAGCTATTAAGGATTTATGGCTTCCTACATTTGAAGAATGTTATGAATATGCTTTGCCACAAAGAGAATCTTTTTATACTGAGTCTATTGGTAGAAGAAGATCAGATCGTATCTTTGATGAAACAGCAGTAGTAGGAGTACAAGAATTTGCTAGTAGATTACAATCAGGTATTGTTCCTAACTATGCAAGATGGGCAGACTTTGTAGCTGGTTCAGAAGTTCCAAAACAAAATCAAAGAGAAGTTAATTTATTATTAGATGAAGTAACTGAGTATGTATTTGAGATATTACAAAACTCAAACTTTTCACAAGAAGTACATGAAACATTTTTAGATTGTGCAGTAGGTACAGGTGTACTTTTAGTAGAAGAGGGAGATGCAATACAACCAGTTAAATTTAAAGCAATTCCATTACCACAAGTAGTTTTAGATTCAGGGTTTGATGACAAGGTAGATCATATCTTTAGAAAAAGAATGATTAGAATGAAAGAATTATTAGTAGCATATCCTAATGGTACATTATCTGAAAAGATGAAAATGGATATGGAAAAGATGGCTGAGAAAGAATGTGAAGTCGTAGAAATAGTTTATAGAGATTATAGTAATACAAAAGAAGAAGAATATAAATTTTGTGCAATAGCATCTGCATATGAACACAAACTTGCAGAAAGTACATTTAAAGGATTAGGTTCTAATCCATATATTATTTATAGATGGTCTAAAGTTGCAGGAGAAGTTTATGGTAGAGGCCCATTACAATTAGCATTACCAGCAATTAAAACTTCTAACTTAGTTATAGAATTAATTTTAGAAAATGCACAAATGTCTATCTCAGGAATGTATCAGGTAGAAGATGATGGAGTTATAAATGTAGATAACATATCATTAATTCCAGGTACTATTATTCCAAAAGCTATGGGATCATCAGGACTACAACCAATAGCACCAGCAGGTAATTTTAATGTTAGTGATTTAGTATTAAGAGATATGAGAACTAATATTAAAAAAGCATTATACAATGAAATGTTAGGAGTAGCTAATGAGAAAACTCCTATGTCTGCAACAGAAGTAGCAGAAAGAATGGCTGATCTATCAAGACAAATAGGAGCGGCATTTGGTAGATTACAAGCTGAATTAGTTAATCCTGTTTTACAAAGAGTAATATATATTCTAAAGAAACAAGGTAGAATTAAAATACCAGTAGTTAATGGTAGAGAAATAAAAATTAAATCTTCTTCTCCACTAGCACAAGCACAACATCAACAAGATGTAGCAACGCTAGATAGATTCTTAGGAATGGTACAACAAAGAGTTGGGCCACAGCTTTTAAATATTTTAATTAAGCAAGATGAAGCGGCTAAGTTTGTAGCTAAGAAATTAGGAGTGCCTGAAGAATTAATTAGATCGCCTGAAGAAATGCAACAGGCATCACAACAGTTTCAAGAAATGATGGCACAGCAACAGGGGGAAAGTCAAGGAGAACCACAGCAGTAATGAAAGTGTCATGCATAATTCTGTACTTGTAATAAGTGATCTTCATATTCCCTATCATCACAAAGATTCTTTTAGATTTTTAAAAGCTATCAAAAAAGAATTTAAACCTGATACTGTAATTAATATAGGCGATCTATTAGATTTCCATGCAATATCAATGCATGAACATAATCCTGACTTACCAAGTGCAGGACATGAATTAGATATAGCTAGAGAATATGTAAAAGAACTAGAGGGAATATTTCCTGAAGTAACTGAAGTAGATTCTAATCATAGTAGTTTAGTTTATAGAAGAGCATTAAAGTTTGGAATGTCAAAACAATTCCTAAAACCATATGGAGAGTTTCTTGGAACTCGTAAATGGAAATGGACAGATGATATTACATTAAGATTAGGTAATGGTAAAAAGTGTTTCTTTACACATGGTAGAGCGGCAGACATTTTAAAAGTTTCACAGACAATGGGTATGAGTGCAGTACAAGGACATTATCATACAAAGTTTGTTATATCTTATTGGGCTAACCCTGATGATATATTCTTTGGTATGAATGTAGGTTGTCTTATCAATCAAAAGTCTATGGCTTTTTCATACGCAAAAAATTTTCGTACAAGATTTATTATTGGATGTGGAATAATACTAAATGGAATACCAAGACTTCTTCCAATGGTATTAGATAAAAATGGTAACTGGATAGGAGAAATAGTATGACAGATAAAATAAACCCTGATTATTATCAAAAGGGAGAATGTACTTGTGGTAAAAAATTACAAACATATGATTATGTAAAAAACTTACCATATGCAGATGCTACATCTATTAAATATATTATTCGCCATAGAGATAAAGGTGGATCAACAGACATCAAAAAAGCAATATGGTTTTTAAAAAAAATATTAATAGATGAGTATAAAGAAACCGAATAAACCTATAGTTGTAGGAGATAAACGATATTATAAATATCTTATAATTTGGGAAGATATTGTTGGGGATAGTACGATTACAGATTATAATGAGTTTAATAATATGCATTGTGCTTTAATACATACTGAGGCATATATATTTAAAAAAACTAAAAAGTATGTGTATTCTTTTGGTAGCTATCAAAATGAGAATGGAGAAATAGGATTTGGGGATAGAAATATTTACCCTAGAAGTGTAATCAAAAAGATGCTAAGGATATAATAAGAATGGAAGCAGAACAAAAAAATAAAGCCCTTATAGGATTGGATAACTTTAAAAGAAGTTCTGATGAAGAAGAAAAATTAAATAGTGCATTTACAGCATTGTTTAGTACTGACATTGGTATGTCGGTTCTCCAATACCTAAAATCTATTACCATTGATTCGGTAGCTGGGCCTGAAATATCTGACCATGCTCTAAGACATTTAGAGGGGCAAAGATATGTTGTTGGGTTAATACAGCGTAGAGTCAATAAGGGTAAAAGTCAAAATATAGTAAAGGAGAATAATAATGGCTGAAGAACAAACACAACCAGTTGAACAGACACAAGAACAACCTGTACAACAAGAAAATGTTTCACATGAAACACAAGAAGCTACGACTACAGAACCTACTCCTAGACCTGAGTATATTCCTGAAAAGTTTTGGAATACAGATAAAGGCGAAGTTAATATGGAAGAGTTTGGTAAATCATATACCAATCTTGAAAAATATGTAGGTGGCAAAAAAGAAGAACTACGAGATCAAATTGTAGATGAACTACAACAAGAAGCAATAGCTGAAAGACCTGAGAAAGTAGAGGGATATGAATTACCTAAACTTCCTGAGGGTGTAACAGAAGAATTAGTAAATGCTAATCCTATGACAGATTGGTGGAGAAACTTTTGTTATGAAAATGCATATGACCAAGAAGTATTTGAAGATGGTGTAAATAAATATGTAGATATGTATGTAGGTAATCAAGTTGATATTGATGCAGAAAAAGAAAAGTTAGGAGAAAATGCTGATGCTAGATTAGATGCAGTTAATAACTGGGCATCTTCTGTATTTAGTCCTGAACAATATGAAGCAATATCTTCAACACTTGGTCAATCTGTAGATGGTATTGAAGCATTAGAAAAGATGATGAATATGAATAAACAAACTATATCTAATGCACAAAACTTTACACAACCTGAAAGACCTCTAACAATAGAGGATGTTCGATCTATGATGAAAGATAAAAGATACTTTGATCCCAAAGAAAGAGATGAGTCTTATGTGAGAAAAGTAGATGACGCTTTCGCTAGATTGTATCGTGGATAGATTAGTAGTAGAAAAAACTACACCTGAACATTGTTTTGATTTAGCCCCTAGACTCAAGTCAATAGATAGATATGAGTTGGCTTTATGGGGGCTTGATCCTTTACTTGCATTACTTCAACCATTTAGATTTACTAGAAGAAAAAATATACATACATTCACAATATTAACAGAATCTAAACAAGAAGTTGTCGCTATCTTTGGTGCTGTACCTACTAGAAATAATAATAAAATCGGCACAATATGGTTCTTAGCATCAGATTTATTAGATAAACATTACACTTATTTTCTTAGAAGAAACAAATTATGGCTACATTTCTTAGAAGAAAACTATGAATATCTTTGTAATTATATAACTGAAGAACACCAAACAAGCATTAAATGGTTAAAGTGGCAAGGATTTAATTTTTCTAAACCTATGCTTGTAAAAAATGTAAAAGTGTTGTATTTCTATAAACGACTACATAGTGTAGTCAAAAATGGGATGCAACCTGTTTTGAACGATCTCGGCCCTATATGGAAAACTGAGTTAAAGTCAAAAAAGATAATTGCTTAATTTAACAACAACAACGACAAAAAGGAGGCAACATGAGTACATCTATTTCAACTGCCTTTATTAAGCAGTTCGAGTCTGAAGTTCATATGGCTTATCAGCGTATGGGTTCAAAACTGCGTAATACTGTAAGGCAAGTAAATAATGTAAAAGGTAGCCAAGCGAGATTCCAAAAAGTCGGTACTGGTACTGCTGTGTCTAAATCAAGACACGCACAAGTTCCTACTATGGACATCTCTCACTCTACTGTTGATGTTACGCTTTCAGACTTCTATGCGGCTGATTATGTAGATCGTTTAGATGAATTGAAAACTAACATTGACGAAAGACAAGTCCTATCTCAATCTGCGGCGGCGGCATTGGGTAGAAAAACTGACCAAACTATCATTGATATTTTGGATGCAGGTTCAAACTCAAACAATGTAGCACATGGTTCTGCTGGTTTAACTTTAGCTAAATCACTAACTGTGTACGAAGCGTTTGGAGAATCTGACATTCCTGATGATGGACAAAGATACTTTGTAGTATCTCCTGCTGGTTGGGCTGATTTATTACAAATCGATCAGTTCTCAAGAGCAGAGTATGTTGGGGAAAGTGATCTACCTTACGCTGGTGGTATAACAGCTAAGAGATGGCTTGGCTTTATGTGGTTTACTCACTCAGGTCTATCTATTTCTGGAACAACTAGAGAGTGTCATGCATTTCACAGAAGTGCAGTAGGTACTGCTATGGGTTCTGAAATTAGAACTGAAATAAACTACATTCCTGAAAAAGTCAGTAACTTAATCACATCATATATGTCATTAGGATCAGTAATGATTGACAATAATGGTGCGATCAAAGTACAAATAACAGAATAAGGATAGGAGGTCTTTATGGCATATTCAGCAAGTAGCTTGAAAAAGATAGCTGGTGGTAGTCAAGGAATCTTCTATTATGATTCTGCTGACGCTATCGGAACTATTGTAGCAAGTGGTTACTTTAACAGTGCAACTAATGAACTTAAACAGAATGATGTTATCATTGCTGTAGGTTCTACAGGTGGAACTAGAACTGTTGATGTTCTAGTAGTATCATCTGCAACTGGTGCGGCGACTGTTACTACAATTAATGGTACATAACCAATAATGGTATGGGGGGGAGTTTACTTTCCCCCATATCTAGTATAAGAATAAAATATGGCTGACAGTAAATTTGATATATGCAACAAAGCAATGGTATTAGTAGGTGCTAATACAATTACAAGTTTTACTGAAAATACAACCGAATCAAAAGTAGCTGGACAACTTTACGAATCAACTTTAGAAAATTTAATTACAAGATGTAGATGGAGATTTGCATCTAAACAAGCACAACTAAGTAAAAACTCTAGCAACCCTGACGCTAGATATGAATCATCATACGCATTACCAAGTGATGCATTAATTATCCACACAGTAACAGTATCAGATGATGTTATTAAGTATGATAGATATGGACAAAATTTATTTACAGATACTACATCTAGTGATACAGTTATTGCAGATTACACTTTCCAACCTAGTGAGAGTGATTTTCCTCCATACTTCAAACAGACGCTGGTTTTCGAACTGGCGTCTTTATTTGCAGGAGCAATAGCAAGAAACGATCAGTTATCTGAACTCTATCACAAAAGAGCAATAGCCCAATTAGCAATAGCTAAAGGTATAGATGCACAAGCACAAACAACAAGAAGAGTAGATGTAGATAGATTTAGAAATAATAGAAACCGAACTGCATTGAGTAATATAACAGCAGTAGCACCATAGGATGAACAATGGCAAGACAAAGGGTTCATCAAGCTAGTTTTTTAAGAGGAGAACTTGATCCAAAAATATTATCTCGTGTTGATTTAGCGGCTTATGGTCAAGGATTAAAAAAAGCTAGAAATGTAATTCCAGTTAATCAGGGTGGTATTGAGAGAAGAAGTGGTAGTGTATATAGAGCAGACTTAGGTGCTGTTTCAAGAATAGAACCATTTATCTTTAATGAATCACAAGAATATATATTTGCATTTCAAAACCAAGCATTAAAAATTTATTCTACTAATGGTACTCTAGTAGCAACATTATCATCATGCCCTTGGGTTACTTCTGAATTATTTGAATTAAACTATAGTCAATCAGGAGATAACATGATTGTAGTACATGAAAACTTTGTACCACAAATTATTACAAGAGTAGATGCAACAACATTTACTAGAACTGCATTTGGATTTGAACAAAGTCAAAATGGAGCAGACACATTTCAACCATATTTTAAATTTGCAGATGATACTATTACATTAGATATTAGTACAGCTAGTGCAGGATCAGGTGTTACTGTTACTACATCTTCAGCATATTTTACTTCATCATATGTAGGTATGAAGTTAAGGTATCATGGATCAGAACTTACTATAACTGGATATACATCTCCTACACAAGTTACAGCTACATTAGAAAAAGATGTTGAAATAGTTTTAGATGAAGATCCATTTGCAACTTCGCAAGGATCAGGAGTAGTTAATGTAACTCATGTACAACATGGATTTACTACAGGTGCTAGTATAGTTATAGCTGGAGCAGAAGATATATTTGATCCTGATGGTAATGGTTTAGCGGCAAGTAATATGAATGGCACAAGAACTATTACAGTAGTAGATGATAATCATTATGAGTTTACAGCAGGTTCTAGTGATACTGCTACTGAATCTGTAGATGGTGGTGGTGTTAGAGTTACTATATCAGGACATCCACCTACAACAGTATGGGATGAACAAGTATTTAGTGCAGTAAATGGTTTTCCAAGAACAGTTACATTTCATGAACAAAGATTATTTTTTGGTGGAGTAACAGCTTTACCTGATGGAATACAAGCTAGTAAGGTAGCAGACTTTTTTAATTTTGATGTAGGAGAAGCCGCAGATGCAGACTCAGTACAAATACAAATAGCGTCAGATCAAGTAAATGAAATTAGACATTTAACATCATCTAAAACATTAGAAATATTTACAAGTACAGGAGAGTTTTATCTTAAACCACAAGTATCAAAACCTATTACACCAACTGATATACAAATAATTAGACAATCAAGTTTAGGTGTACAAGTAAAAGCTATGCCAAAAAGATTTGATGGTGCAACTATATTTATACAAAACAATGGTAAAACAGTAAGAGAGTTTTTTTATAATAGTGGTGCAGAGGAATTTACTGCTAATAGTATTTCTTTGCTTAGCTCCCACCTAGTAGATACACCTACTGATTCTGCAACTATTACATCTATAGGAGAAAGAACAGAACAGTTTTTCTTCTTAGTTAATACTGATGGAACATTAGGTGTATTTACTTCTCAACGAGCAGAAAAAATAGCAGGATGGGTTTTATGGACAACAGATGGCACATATGAATCTGTTGCTTGTACTACTGGTAATATATATGCAGTAGTTAAAAGAACTATAAATGGTAGCCCTGTATATAATTTAGAACAGTTTGCTAATACATCTTTTGATATACCTACTGATTGCACAGTAACTAAAACTATATCAGGATCATATCAACCACATGGTACACCATTAGTTAATGGAGCAGTTTCATCTTCTACAACTCTTACTGTAGATGGGTTTACAAATGCACCTAGTCAGGGAGAAACATTCCAATTTGGTGGTACTGGTACAACTTATACTATATCTTCTGCAACTGCTACTGGTAATTCAGGGGAATATACTATTGTTATAAATGCGGCAGTATCTCAATCAAATAATACAGCATTACAATTTGTTACAAGTAAAGTATTTTCAGGATTAAATTCTGCACCAAATCTTGTAGGAAAAAAAGTTTACGCTACTTCAGGTACTACTGAGGGTGGCAATATATTTTATTATGGAGATGGTACAGTAGATTCAAATGGTAATGTTACATTTGATACACCTATTAGTGCTTGTGATATAGGATTATTATATAGTCCAACAGTACATACTTTACCAATAGATGCGACTATTCAGGGTGGACAACTTACTGGTCATCCTAGAAAAATAGGTAAAGCTATAGTAGAGTTATCTTCAACTTATAATATACAAATTAATTCTAATGATGTAATTCTAACAACAGTATCGTTAAATACATCTAGCGGTATTACAAGTTTTACAGGTAAGAAAGAGGTATATGTGTTAGGTTATAGTTTAGAACCAAATTTAGAAATAAGTCAATCAGTTCCAGTACCTATGAGGATATTGGGCTTAACAACAGAGGTATATTACTAATGTGTCATCCAGCAGTATTTGTAACAATGGGAGCATCAGCAGGTACAGCTAGTACCTTAGCGGCAGTATCACAGATAGGTTTAATAGCTGGTGGTACAATGATGAGTATCAATGCTCAAAAACAAGCAATGATATATCAACAACAACAAGCTGAGTTCCAAAAGAAACAATTTAAAATGCAGGCAGATGCGGCTGAGATAGAAACTATCCAAGCTGAGAATGATAGAAAAAGAAAATATTTAAACCAACTAAATGAAAATAGAGCATTATTTAGTAAAATGAATATAACTACAGACTCTCCATCTTATCGTGCTTTTTTAAAAGCTAATAAAGAAATAGTTAAGAAAGATATACAAAGACTTAAACTAAAAGGTACAGAAAAAAGATTAGCGGCATTGTATGGTCAAACACAAGCTGACTTAACAGGCAGAGCGGCTGAATCTAAATTTAGAGCAAATAGATTACAGACTGTTGGTAGATCACTTATGGGTGCTTATCCAATAGCAGATGAGGCAGGGTTTCTAGGATAATGGCTTTAAAGAAAGAACAAACAGAAGTTAAATACTCTGAAATGATTGGAGTTAATAGAGGTAGTGGATTTGCCTCTTTAGCTGATGCATCACTTACACAAGCTAATGCTCTTAATAATTTAACATCACAATTTGCAGATCAAGGTTTAAAATCATTACAAAAGTATGGAAAGAAGATTGGAGAAGAAGCGGCTGAAAATGCTGTGTTCTCACAAGTAGAACAAGAAGTAACATTACCTGATGGCACAAAACAAAAACAATTTGTTACTGGCCCTGTACCTGAATTAAAAATTGGTAAGTTTACAAACAAAAGTGCGGCTGAAGCATATGAAAAAAATATATTTGATAAATATAAAAATGAAGTTCAATCAACAATAAAGAATATTATTATAGAAGAAAGAGCAAATGCTATTGCAGAAAATAGAAATGGAGATGGGTTTAATGAAATAGTAAATGCAAGAATAGAACCTATACTTACAGACTTAGAACCTAAATTTAGAACATTAGTTACTACATATAGCAATGACCAACAACAGCAACATTGGTATCAAGTAGAATCTAAATTCTTAGACAGAAAAGAAAAAAGAGAAAATTTAGAATACACAAATGGTTTAACTATTAAACTAAATGAATATGATTCATTATTAATTAATGGTGCATCAGCAGAAGTATTAAAAGAAAAAGAAGATGAAATTAAAGATCATGTTAAGACTTATCAAAATATAGGTAATGATAATGCGGTTGCTACAGGAGAGGATGCAATATCAAATCTTAACAATACTAAAAAAGCATTTATTACATTACAAACTATTATACCTAAAAACTACATAGATTTAAGTGCTAATGAACAAAAAACAGTTGTAGATGATTTATTAAAGTTTGAACAAATATTACAAGGTGGTGTTAAATCAATTACATTATCTAATGGTACTGTAATTAAAAATACTGAGATTGCTAAAATGTTTAACAATGATGCTACTGCACAAAGCAGTATGGCATTAAGAGTATCTAAAATAAGAACTGATTTTAATAGTGGTCTTGATGGTAAAATTAAAACTAATATGTTTAATGGTTATTTAGCTAATGCTATGGCTAATGGCCCAAATGGTATGCCACCATATTTTGGCGATCTATCTAAAAAAGAAATACAAGAAAGTTTAATGACTCCTGATAGTATTGAATTATTAGCATCAGGATATAATGGTTTAACAGGAGTAGAACCTATCGAAGTATTTGATATGTCAGCATATGAGGATTTAGAATTTGTTAAATATGTTTTAAGAACAACAAATCAATTACCTTATTTTCTTGTTAATCAAATTGAATCATCTTTTGCAGGAAATAATCAACAAGCAATACAAGTATATTTTAATAATGGTTTAATACCTGCAATACAACATATGACTACATCATTTAGAACTAAATCTAATGATGGTAAAAATGCTTTTACTTCTTCAATGAAACTTAGCAATATGGCTTTGCTTGGTTTAAAAGATGAAACAATAGCTAAAATAAATACTATTGATAATTATTCTACAGTTATGTCTGTTAGTGAAGCAATATCTTTAACTGTTGATTATTATAATAAACAAGAAGCTAGTAATATTAAAAGTGGTAATATGAAACAACACTTAGCTAACTCAGGTAGTAAAGTTACAGAACAAGTACTTAATATGAGAATATTAAAACAAATAGAAAGTCATGTAGATAAAGATTCATGGATAGGTGCAGATGCTATATTTTCTCGTAAGATATATGAGTTAGTTAAAACAGATGTACATAGAATGGTACTTAATGGTGGTGGTTTAATAAATTCTGAAAGTGATATTGATGTTTATGTAGCACAATCAATGCAAAAAATTATGAGTCCTGATAGTCAATTTGGATATGATAAATATACATTTACATCTTTTGAAACACCATCTGATATGGCTTGGAACTCATCTCCTGAAGAAAGATTTGTTTATCTTCCTGCAAAAAAATATTTTGCATTACCAAATAAAAAAGGAGAAGAAACTGTAGAATGGATGGCAGAATTTGTAGATAAATTAGTTAAATCATCTAGTGAATACAAACAAGATGTAAGTTTAACTACTAAAAAAAATCCTTTTGAATATAAGTTTGGTAAGAATATATTTTTACAACCATCTTCATTTACTGAGGGTAGTCCTAAATATAATATAGTACACCTAAATGAAAATGATATACCAACTATACTTACAGATGATAATGGTATTCCTATTTTATATGATCCTAAGTTAGATTACACAACTAAAAAAACATTAATGATAGGATCAAACGAATTTGAATCTTCTATTGATAAAGCAAAAAAACAAAATCTAAAATTTAAAGATGATAACAGAATATTAGAAAGTGGTCTAACTGTAGAAGAAGATAGAAAGTTAAAAAACTTAGACGCTAAAGATATAATAGAGGGTGTAAGTGATTTTGATAACTTTAAAATAAATCAAGGAATAGATAATGCTCTAACAAATAGAGGATTAAAATAATGGCAGAACCATTAACTAATGTTTATACACCTGAAGATATTGATCTAACTATTGGAAGAGATGTAGGATCAGTTACTTCAAGACTACCATTAAACAGAACAGCTAACATTTCAACACCTCAAGGATTTTTTGATGATGTTGGAGATGAGTTTATGCTTAATTGGGTAGGGCAAATTTTTCAAAGAAACAATCTTAAAGATGATTTTAATTTTAGTTTAGATATTGATCCATTATATGATCCATTTGAAAAAAATAATTTAGCTGGTTATGAAGAATATGTAAGTGAGTTTAAAGAAGTAAGAAATAAAGAACATCATGATTTTCTTAAAGCAGTAATAGATACTAACCTTGCAAGAAGAAATAGATTAGAAACAAGTGATGGTTTTCTTAGAAATATAGGTGCAGGTTTATTAGGTAACTTACCTGATCCAATAAACTTTATACCAATACCTCTTGTTAAAGGTATGTCATTTGCACAGAAAGCAGGAAGAGGTGCATTAATATCTATGGGGCTAGTAGGTGCTACAGAACCTATTAGAAGAAACCTTGATCCAACAGCTACATCAGAAGAAACTATTGGTTACATAGCATCCGCAGGTTTATTTGGTGGAGCATTAACTGGTTTACTAGGAAGAGCAGGTAAAGAAAGAAGTGCATTAGGAAATGCTGTTACCAAAACTATTAAAGATAAAGGTGGTATAAATAAGATTACAGAAAAATATTTTAAAGCACATCATAAAACAGAGGGTAGAAAAGATTTTGAAGCAGATGGTTTTAACTATCGTGTAGGAGATGATGCGGCTGAAGCCAAAGTAGAAGTTGTAAAAACAAATAAAGGAGAGGGTGGATTTGAAAGACTTGCATCATATGACTCACAAAACAATGTAGTTAAAATTAATGAAACAGCAATTAGGGCTAAATATTATAAGAATGAACATATGTATAGCAATGTAGATGGCATTGTTCCTTTAGCTAAAAGTGAATTTAAAACTGTAGATGATTACATTTCATTCTTAATGAAGAAAGAAATTAATAGAAGTTTATATTTTAGAAAAGGTCAAAAAGAAGATGCAGTAGCATATGAAAATAGATTAAATGCTTTAACACTTGCAGAGTTAAAAGATGCAGTAAGTATAAATAGACAAACAGATTTATCAGGGCCAAAAGCTATATTTAAAGTATTAGAAAATTTTACTAACTTTGGAAAAATTATAAATAAACAAAGTGATCCATCTATTGCTATGGATGCACAAAGATTAATAGGAGATTATGCATCAAGTCAAAGAGCAGAAAGACTAGGATTACCACCTATGAAATCAGCATTAGTAGAAGCAGAAACAAAATGGAACGCTGAATTTATAATGGCTAAAGATGAATTAGATAAAGCATTTGAATTATACAGAACAGATAGAGCAAATGGAAAAAAAATACTTGGTATGAATATGCAAGTAGGTAGAATAAAAGCTGTTGATGCATATGAAAATGCAATGCAAAGATTAAATAGACGACAACAAAAAGACCCTGATAAATATACTCAACCTGAATTTAATGACAAAGTACATGATGCTGTAATAGATAATGATGTATTTAATGATGCAGGATTACATCCAGCTATTAAACAAGCGGCTGTTGCAGTTAGAAAGTTTTATGAAAGATATAGAAAAGATGCAGAAGAACTTGGAATGTTTGCATCACAAGGAGCATATAACAATTTAATATTAAAAATAGATGGTGTTATAGAAGATTTAAAAACAGATATTAAAACTAAACCACTTAATAAGTTTCAAGAAAAAAGAACTAAAGAACTATTATCTTATCTACAGAAAAGAAGAAAAGCAGTTAAAGAAATACAAAAAGAATTAGAAGATGGAACTATCTCTCCACCATATACAAACCCTGAAGAATATATAAATCGTTTATTTGCAAGAGATAAAATACTTGCTAATCCTGAATTATTTAAACAAAAATTAAGAGAGCATTATACTAAATATCCTTTTAAAAGAGTAGGAGATAAAACTATTAATTACTCTACTGATCCTGCATCAATTAATAAAAGAGTAGAAGATACATACAATAGAATTGTAGATACAGAAGCTAATACAATGGATGGCGATAGTATTCTTGGATATGATTTTAATACTAATGGAGTATTTAAAGCAGGTGTAAGACCATTAATGTCAAGAGTATTAGACATACCAACTAAAGATATAAAAGAATTTGTAGAAACAGATGTTGTAGCATTAATGAATAACTACAATCAAAGAATGAGTAAAGCTGTAGAAATAGCTAGAACATTTGGAGATAAACATATGGAAATTCATTTATATCAAATGGAAAGAAAGTTAATTAAGAAACAACTTAAATCAGAAAAAGACAATACTAAAATTAATGAAACATTAAATGCATTTGAAGATGCTAAAGATACAATGATGGGTGGACTATCTACACAAGACCCTGCATCATTTGGAAGAAGATCAGCACAAGCATTAAGAGATTGGGCAAGTTTAGCATATATGGGTAAAGTAATATTTTCAGCATTTCCTGATATGGCTAGACCATTTATGACTGCTGGTTTTGGTAAAACATTTCAAGTAGCTTTTAAATCTCATGCACAAAATACAGCATTATATGGAGAAGCATTACAACAAATAAGATGGATGACACCTATTATTGAATCTCAAATGGGTTCAGCTAGATTAAGATTTCAAGAAACAGGTGGTCAGATACAAGGATTTGGTAAAGGTAAATTTAATAAAGTATTTGATAAAATAGCATCAGGTTTAAACAAAGCACAAGGCCCATTTTATTTTTTAAACTTACTTACTTTTCATACACAAATGTGGAAACAAATTCATTCTATGGTAGCGGCACATAGATTTTTAGAAGATAGTATTAAATGGAGTAAAGGTACTGCTAGTGATTTTGATAAAAAAAGATTAATTAGTTTTGGTATTGATGAGAAAACAGCAAAACTTATTGCTGAAATGCCATACGAAACTGATCTTAAATATGGAACATTATATGCAAACTATAATCAATGGGGTGCTAAAGCAGGTGGTAAACAAGCTAGAAGTAAAATACAACAAGCTATATGGGGAGATGTTCAAAGAACTATTATAACACCAACAGCTACAGATAAATTTAATATGATGCAAGGTGTTATTAGATTAAATTCTAAAACATCAAATGCTATATTTAAAAGTCTTGGCCCATTTGGAAGAATGTTAGGTTATCAAGAAACAAGACTAGGTGGTAAATTAAGTAATGCATATTTAGGATTACCATTTCAATTCTTTTCTTGGGGTATTGCCGCTAACAGAAAATTATTAATATCAGGATTACAAGGAAGAGATGCCGCTCCTATAATGGGAATGGCTACTATGGTAGGTTTAGCTATGTTAGGAGATTACATGAAGAATCCTAGATATTGGACACAAAAATCTACAGAAGAAAAAATGATTAGAGCATTAGAATTATCAGGTGTATTTGGTATATTCTCAGATGCTAACTTTATGTTAGAAACAATAACAAGAGGAGGTGCAGGTTTAAGACCAGCATTAGGGCAAGAATTAAGATTTGGCGATCCTGATACTGCTGATGTTATTGGAGAATTTACAGGAGCAGGGCCATCAATTATTGCTGATTTCTTATTTGCTTTTGGTACAGATAGCGGATGGGATGAAAGATCAAATACTTTAAGGCGTATGATTCCCTTGCAAAATCTATTATACTGGGATAAAAAATTTAAAAACATATGGAATGCAGGATCAGATGCACTGTATGATGTGGTAAATTAATATGACTATAGCAACTGCAAAGAATACACCTAGAAATACATATACTGCTTCAGCAGGACAAACTAACTTTACTATTGGTTTTGAGTTTTTCCAAGTAGCAGATGTCAAAGTATATAAGAATGGTACGCTATTAACTTATCATGCTGATCCTACAACTTACGCAGATAGATATAAAATAGTAGGAGCAACATCTACTTCTGATGAAGCATATGAATTTGGTAGTGGTGGTACTGTAGTATTAGGAAGTACAGGTGCTAGTGCTAATGATAAGATTGTTATTATTAGAGATATAACAATAGAAAGAACACAAGATTTTCCTCTAGTAGGAGCGTTTGACATTACTTCTCTCAATACACAGTTAGACACTCTTACATCAATGATGGCTGAACAAGATACTTTAAACTCTAGGTCTATTAGACTAGCAGATACAGATGTTGATTCAGCCACAATGACTTTACCTGATAAAGCAACAAGAGCATCTAAGATGTTAGAGTTTGATTCTAATGGTAATGTTGCAACAAATATATCATCTACTGGATTACAAACTGTAGCAGATAATGTAGCAAGTGTTATTGCAGTAGCAGGACAGATTACACCAACTAATAATATTGGTACACTTGCAGGTATAAGTAGCAACATCTCAACTGTAGCTGGTATAAGTAGCAATGTTACAACAGTAGCAAATGCAAATAGTAATATTGGTGTAGTAACAACAAACATTGCATCAATTAATACAAATGCATCAAACATAACTGCAATACAAAATGCTAGTACAAATGCAACAAATGCGGCAAACTCTGCAACTGCCGCCCAACAAGCCCAAGCGGCGGCAGAATTAGCGGCTGACAATTTTGGAGATTTATACTTAGGTGCAAAATCTTCTGATCCTACTGTAGATAATGATGGAGATGCATTGACTACTGGAGATTTATTTTTTCATTCAGGTACAAATAATTTAAGAGTTTACAATGGTAGTGCATGGGAAGATGCCGCTATTAGTACAAATGGTTTTGCAACTACAGGGTTAAGTATTGCTATGTCGGTTGCATTATAGTAAAAGAATATTATGGCACAGAACTTTAGAAATCAATTAACACACACAGCAATAGGAACTTCCTATACAGATATACTTACTCAGGTTAATTCTTTTGATACTGTAGTAGGTATAAGATTAATTAATACAACTGGTTCTAGTAT